TCATGATGCTTTTTTGATGTTGGGGAGGTGGCTAAGTTTCCATGCCTGGTAGTCAGCATACATCCATCTTGATGAGCGACCATACTTGATTGGTTTTGGCAAGTTTCCGGCGTTGATCTGCGTGTAGAAGTATTTCGCGGTGAATCCAGCATCCTCCATCATGAACTTCATGTCAATGAGGGAGTCATCTCGTAGTTCTCTCATTCTTCTCTCTCCGCTTTCAGCGCCTCGAAGTCATAGTCAATGTTTAGCTTTCGAATCGTATCGATTGCATCTTTAAGACTTACCTTAGGTGGCTGAAAGCTCCTTTCATATTTTATGCCGTGAACAGCTAGCGATGCCATCACCTTTTCTAGCTGAACAACAACCCCATGCTCACTGTAAAATTCTGTAGGAAGCCTAACGACAACATCATCTTTCATGTGTCCACCATGCTTGAGCTAATGTTATATCATTGAGGAATGAACAGGCCTCATCGAGAATGGGGCTGCGTGATTCCATGGTTACTCCTGGGTTTTAAGCAATTCCTTCATCCATTTATATGTTTCAGGCGCTCGATTATCAGGCCTCTTAAGTTCCATCTTAAGCAGTGCTATTAAAGGGTCCCATTCTTTCAAAATCGGAGCGAAAGCCTTAACCTTCTTAGCTATAACAGGAAAGTAGTTTCTAATTTCTGGTATCTCCTCTACCAAAAGCATGCATCTTCTCAAATCAGCAGGGTCGCTTGGCGCTCCAAATCGCTCGTGATAAAAACTTTTCTTCAGACCAAGAGCAATAGATGCCATTGTTGCGCTGCTCACTCCAACTTTTCCATTTGATTGCCATTTAAGCACCTTCATAGCTAAATCTGACATTATCCATCTCCAATATAAACCTGCACTCGGCAGGTCATGTTTATTCGTTAGTTACTAATTCAGAAAGACCTTCCTTTGCCACACTTTAGACAAATCTGCGATCTACCCTCCATGAATGGCTCATTCCACCAATCGTGAGAACAAGACGACTGCATCTCGCTTTTGCTAACGTGGGGTAATAGCATACGATAAGCCTCCAATTGGTAGTCTTCCTTAATAGACCTTGTTCCTGATTCCAGTTCAGCGATACGAGCGGATAGTGATTCTTTGGTGACTTGAGTCATGATTATTCCTCTTCGCCAGTGATTTCATGAAAACCGTAATTGCATGAATTATAGAATATTTCCTTTGCCTCAACCGCTATTTCTTCTTCTGTGGCGTCGTCGTCCACTGCAAAATCTTCAATAATATCTCCGCCAACAAAAGGCGTTTCAATAACTACTCTGAAATGCCGCATCACATCCCCCTAATCTTCTTCAGCAAAGCATCCAGAAACTTATTCTCGTTAACCGACTGGAAGCTATTACGCTTCATTAACTCATCTCTTGGCGGCATTGCTCTTTGTCTGCGGCGTACTGATAAATCATCTGGGAATATAGATGGATCGTAAGAACGGCCTATCATGATGAAATCTCCGAATCAGTTATTACTAATCATGCCGTAGCGTGCGCGATAAAGTTTGAATCGCTCATCTTCACGAGTTGGGCGCATCGGTCCGACTGGTACGAATTGAGGTAATTTGCTTGCTTCCAGATTGTCGTACCAGACATCTTTCTCGAATCGTTCCTGAATGCGAGCCTCCATGCTCGGAGTCTGATAATCGTTATTTACGATAGCCTCAAAGCACCGCACCAAAACCTCTTCGCGGCTTCCTGATGCTTTAGGTGGGCGTAAGTAATCCGCCCCGTGAAGAGGTGATGACATTTTTATTCTCCAGATTAAATGGCGTGAATGGTGTGGCGAGGGAAGGGAAGAGTTACCGGTGCAAAAGGTATATCGTCATCAAAATTCATAGGCGGTTCGCTTGATTGAGGCGCCGATGCTCGCTGTTGCTGGCGTTGTGGCTGTGATGCTGACCGCTGACCCTGTTGCTGACCACCACGCGGCGGTAGGTCGATATCTCGAACTAGGATTGTAGGCGTCTGCGCTGCTGAGCCATCCTGTCGTGTCCACTCTTCAATGACGAACTCGCCTGACACAGTGACTTTTGCGCCCTTGACCACTGCCACAGATAGCTTCTCCGCCATCGCACCGAACATTTTGCAGTTTAGCCATGATGTTTTTTCGTTATCACCAAATCCGGTTTTTGCCGGGATTGAGAATGATGCAATGTGCTTCCCGTTCGGTGTGACGCGGAGTACCGCGTCTTTACCAACATTGCCAGAAACGATGATGGTGTTAATTGCCATTTATGCCGCCTGTGTTTGTTGTTGAAGTTCTTTTCCGCGCGTCCTGTAGGTTTCCTGCGCTCTTGCCTCATGTTCTTTTGAGTTCCCGAGCTTAGGCCACACGTCCTTATAAGCCGCCTGAAGCTCTGCCACAGACCGTGCCAGTGCCGCCTTATCACCAAACTCTTTCAGCGCATCCTCAGCGGCCTGTGGAGTGATTTGATGCACCTCTGCATCAGCATCGATGGCAGTCTGTTCTGTTGGGATACAGAACGTCTGAAATGCTGCGTATTTGTAAGCTATCGACATGGCCTTGTTAGTGGCTTTGTCGCCGCTGTCCATAGCCTCGCCATAGGTCACTACCGTATGCTTGCTGCCGTCCTCGGTGGCGACAAAATCAAACTCAGCCTTAACGACGACGTAGAACAGCACAGCGCCTTTTGGGGTAACCCGCTCGGTCACGTTGCGCTCGGTAATGCGGGGGAGAATTACCAGACCATGCTTAGCCAGCATCGGGGCCAGCGCGTTGTAGACCTGGTCGATGCCGCGGAATGCAAATCCCTGTTGCCGGTTCTCGCGGTCTTTGCTGATGCCAACCTCTGCCATATCCCTGGCGACCGCGCTGATAGCTTTATAAACACTCATACATTCCCATCCTCTCTGCCTGCTGCTCCGAGCGATAATCGGCAATCGCTTCCTGCTCCGCTAATTCGTGCGTCATTTCCTGCTCAGGAATAACGTCACTCACAGCCATAATGAAAGCGTCGTCATCCCATCTTTCCATCGCACTCATGCCGCTTTCTCCTGATGAGTGATGACATATCCCTGTTCAGCCAGCCACTCCAGAACCACCGCACCATCCAGCTGAGGCAAAACCTCACGAGCATCGACAGTTCCGTCCAGGATGACGCCGTCCAGTTCCATAACCTGCTCACGCTGAGAACTGAGATATCCATGAGCGTGGTCATATTTAAGTTTTAATTTCATATCGCCTCCTGATTTCAGAATGCACGAAGCCCGTCGCTGTAATAGCCGACATGGTTAAGTTGGTTTGTTTATTCGCTTGGTGGGGTAGGGAATGGCATCCAGTGGGTTATCCCCTGCGATAAATACCATTTCGTGTATTGCTGATTACCATCCTTATCAAGGCCGCTTGTAATGTCGTCAAAATAATCCTGTGTATGGACTGCATCGTAACCACCAACTGGGAATCCATATGGTTTTATCTTCCCTCCAGTAGCAGAATAAACTAATACCAGATCATCTTTTGATTCTGGCAGCCTATCACTACATTTTATCCATTCCATGAATTCCTCCGATACCACGGCATACCAGCCGCAGCTTTCATTTGCTGATTAGCAGCAAGCCACATATCCCCATCTTGAAGAAATATCGCTATTGCTGCCTTACTCTGCGCAGCTCGCAGTAAATTGTGATTAATCATCTTCAGCACCATTTATATATAGCGAAGATAACAACGCTCCAGATTGCTAAGCATGCAATCAGAGCAATGATGAGAGAGCGACAACCGTTTCTGCTCATTCCGCCTCCTCAAATTCACCGCTCTCATTCAGAACGTACCAGGTATCTGGGTTAACGCCGTTTTCACCAACTTTGCTGGCGCGAATATGGAGGAGCTCTCCTTCATCGTTTCGGTAGCAAAGAACTATTGCGCCGCTTTCTGATGCGCGAGCCTTACCCTCAATACCAAATGCTGCAGCTACTGAATGTGACCCGGAAACCTCAGCCGCTGAGTAGTCGCCGGTGTTGCTGGCCGCTGAGTAGTCGCCGGTGTTGCTGGCCGCTGAGCGGTTGCCGGTGTTGCTGGCCGCTGAGTAGTCGCCGGTGTTGCTGGCCGCTGAGCGGTAGCCGGTGTTGCTGGCCGCTGAGTAGTCGCCGGGCATGATCTGCTGCTCAAGAGACTTATCAATCTTGCTCCAGATCCAATCAATACCGCGCTGAATGAACTGGGGGAGGGTAAGCTCTGCTTTGATGGTTATGCTTGCGCTGGCGATTTTAGTATCACCGCCTTCTTCACGGTCTGCTGTGCCGAAAGATACAGCCTCAGCGAAGCGACTATCAGCTGGCGGGTAATAACCAAAAACATCAAAAGGGAATTCACACGCATGGAAGCCAGAACCGCATGCCTCAACCTTACCTTTGTGCTCGTAAGTTTTCCCGATTTCGAATTGATAACCGCGGCACTGCAAATCTTTGTTGAACCCTTTGTAAGTCACGATTTGTTCTTTCTGCATTCTCTTACCCTCAGTAATAAAAAAGGCCGCCTGAGCGACCATTAGTCAAAATATGCCGGGATACTTTTCCCGCGCTGCTTCTGCCGTCCTGAGCAAGTAATGCCGCACTCGCCAGGCTGTTTGTACCAGATGCGGTTTCTACGCTCTGTAATCTCTTCCTGAGCTGGTTTGTCGCGAAGGCTACCCAATGACGTAGCCAGCACAACGCGATTGCTGCAGTCTTCTGAGATGCGCGAGAAAGCGCGATCAATCTTCTTCGCCAGTTGCTGGCTTTCGCGCACACCCTGTTGATGACGGATGGCGCGTAATAACTTCTTGTGTTCACGATTAGTCATGATTGCCTCCAGTGAGGTACACATCCTTGTGCTGTGAGGGTTATTGGTACGCAGTGCACTTCCCGATAGTTTTGAAAATCTCAAGCGTTCTGCTCATGGTTGTTTCTGGCTTTAGAGCCTCATTACGTAATGAGTTAAGCCATGCCATGAAATGCTCATTGTGTTTCATGATTGCCTCCTGAAATGGTTTTGGCGCTGAGCGTTTAGCATCCTGACGCACACCCCAAACCCATCTCGTTTGGTATTGTTGGCCCGAATCAGGCCTTCTGTTGTTAAAGAGCATTCACCGTCCTGGTGAGTAGTGCTTCTTGCTGATGGAACTCATTAAACATCATGTGGATTGATAAGTCAACACTGTGTGGATTTTACTTGTGTATTCGCACTCTGTTCGTTGATTTTGTTGTTGATTTATTTTTATCGTTCGCGCTGCTATGCTCAAAAAAACATCAATGAGGGATTTGTTTTGAATAGCGAAGAGAAGTTTTTTGCGGAACTGCATCCTCAGGTAGTTGAGATATTGGGTATAGCGGTAATGCAGGTGCTGGTTGAACAGCGGGATCCAACCAGAGAGGCGCTGATCGAAATGATTCAGGTGTTATGGCAGGAGGAAGATGTTGATTTGGCTGTGGAGCTGGCTATTGATGTGCTGAGCCTGCCGAAAGAGTAGGGATCGGGGTGCTGCCCACCTTGCGGGGTAATTGGTTTTGTTTGCAGATCTTTTCGAAATTATCAATGACTTACACTAGCGTGCGGGTGGTGCTCTTGGGGGATCGGAAGGCAGTAAAAAACCGGCGCGGTGGCCGGGGTGAGGGAGGGACTATTCCTGCTCGGAAGGGAAGATGTTGATCAGTTGGCCGGTTGAAACATGTCCGTTCTCAACGACCTCCAGATAAGATATTTCAACAGTAGATTCTTTCGCCATGGCGTTTGAAAACACAAGTATCTCTTCTGTAGATGTTATGTCTGCTGATGTTTTTATGGTGAAAGAATCGCCATTTGAAACCCTGACAACGTCGATGTTTATATCTTGATTTGTTTCTCCAGAACGGCGCACTCCTGTAACATAGAAGTTGTCTCTTCTTGTTTCCTTTTTGCGATCAACTGATTGCCTTTGGCTGAGGTGATTTAGTTGATCCCTGGTAACAACTCTCTGTCCCATCGTCACTCTTTCAACTGAGGGGTCTTGGGCTATTTTCTTGAGGAGCTTGTTTTTCCCGTCTTCTCCGTGCGCCAGAACCTCTCTGCTGATATTCGTCTGTCCGCTTACTAGTAATTTGAGCACATTTTCTTGTGCTTCGTTCACGGCTTTTGTGCTTTTTTCAACCAGTGCTGTTTGAGTGTCACTTTCGTGACGCTGAGTTTTGTAATACTCGTTTATCCACTCATACCCTACGGTTCCGGCAGCCAAAACGATAGCAGCGACAGCGCAAAGAGCCTGCCTTCCTGTCATTTTACCTATCGCTTGAGTTAGCACTGTTACCGCTCCGTTTACAATCGGATCTGATTCGCCATCCGCTTGGCTTGAACCTTCACTTATCCTGTAGATAATATCCAGCAAGCCTTTTTCTACATCTTTCAACTTCCGCCTGTTGTGAGTGCTATAGCTAACAACAGTGAATGCTTTTTGGATCTCGTGAGTTAACTCAGCCATACCAAAAAGCATTGATGCAGTCAATGATGAATTGTACCTGCTTGGATCGCCTTTTACATTAATTTTTATCTTCGGCCATCCGCGAAAAACAACGCTGGGAAATGCGAAGTCGTTTGAGTCAATATCTTTTCTTCCCAGCATCTCTGTTACAAAAGAGATGAAGTCATCCTCTGACTTGATGACAAATTGCGCTGACTGATCAATTGTTAACATTTACCATCCTTAAACCCTGTTCCTCTCCCCATCACCCGAACACCTCATCAGGCCACTTGCTGGCTACCCGTTCTTCCTGTACGTCTGCGGCATTACCACAGCATTGAAGACCAGAACATACGACCGACGATCTCAATATCTGATAAGGGATGCTCTTCATCAGGATGCTCCTGGCTGTTGTAGCTGCGCAAACTTACCCTGTCAGGACCAACACGATAAAGCATTTTCAACCGCTTCCAGCCGTCCTGGTTAACCGCATAGACTTTGCCGTCTACGATGCGTTTATCGTTGCAGTTAATTGCCACAGTGGCACCATCTGGTATGAACGGCTCCATACTGTTTCCTACTGCCGGGAAGCACAGCACGCCAGTGCCATCGGTATTAGCTCCTACCCTGCGTAGGGTCGCTTTAGAAAACCTTAGTTTAAAGCCGTTGTGATCTTCATCCATAGCTCGCCCATCGCCACAAGCAAATTCAATATCCTTCAAGAACGGAACTTCAACCTCATCAGCTGGTAGCGGCGTGTTTTTATCCCATGCGTCTACGGCCCCCCATTCCGATTCTGGAGGAATCCCTGCGTCATCAGTTACCTTTGGCGCGCCCTTGCCGTTCAAAAGCCAATCCAGAGAATACCCATACCTTTCTGAAATTTGCTGAGCAGCCTCACGACTTATAGAGTCGCGCTTAATCCAGTTGTTAACCGTTTGCGCACTCGTAGAAAGTTGCTCAGCCAAATCCTTCTGTTTCAACCCTTCTCTGGCAAGTAATTGCCTGATTCTTTCTGCCATTCCACTCATAAAACCTCCGCTTACTCACCATGATAAACACGATGTGTATTTTTTCCATCATCATGATGTTGATTTAATCCACTTGATGGATTAACATGGTGTTGATTGAAGTTAACTGGAGTAAGACATGATCAACAAACCGAAGGATGTTACTCCTCTTGACATGGCTATCAGTGCTGTCGGTGGTTCTCAGAAAACGCTCGCCGAGAAGGTAGGCGTCACTCCTCAGGCCATCAATATGCTTAAAAAGCGAGGCGGAAGCCTCCCGGTTACAAAGATGCGTAAGTACGAAGAAGCAACCGGTTTGTCAAAGGAAGTGCTGTACCCGGGCATTTTCACTGCCTAATTAAAATCGCTCTTTAACATCGCTGCGGGCTGTTTCGGCCCAATCAATTAAACGCATCATCGAATGCGTCTACCTAACTATTTTCAACACTATGGAACTATACGTAATGGAAAACTCAATTAACCGCAACAAGGTCAATGCACGCCGCATTGAATCCTGGTTGCTCAATCGAATCGCCATG